CCCTCAACAATTGCAGTTTTACCACAACCTGGTTCTCCTAATATGATTGGGTTGTTTTTCTTTCTTCTTGAAAGAATTTGAGCAATTCTATGTATTTCATTTTCTCTACCAACAACGGGATCAAGTTTTCCTTCTTCTGCCAACTTAATTAAGTCTCTTGAAAAATTATCTAATACCGGTGTTTTTGATTTAGTATCGTTAGTTTTATTTTTTGATTTTTCTGAGTCGTCAAATGATTCAATCATCTTAAAAGTTTTAAAAATTTATTTATTTAATTTTAAACAAATTATTCACTATAATCAATAATTTTTTAATAATTGTAATAATGTCATACTATACTGACATTTTGTCATGTTTTTATGTTTGGCATTTTATTAGTGAAAAATCATACCAAAATAAACTTATAAAAAATTAAAAATTATGTTATTTAGAAATTTTAAAAACTTTGACAAGTTATTTAAAGAATTTGATGAAATGTTTTTTGAACAACCTTATCTTAAAAATAAAGAAAATGTTGAGGATGTTTTTGATGAAGACGGAGAGTGGGAAAAAAGAACTTACGTATCAGACACAGGGTTATTTTCCTATACGTTTTTAACTAAAAAATCAAATAAACCAACAGATGAAATTGACACATTAAAATATGAATTAGATAAAAGTGTTAATAATCAAGATTTTGAAAGGGCTGTTGAGTTAAGAGATAAAATTAAAAAACTTGAGTCAAATAAAGAAGAACTTACAAAACTTAATAAGGAACTAGATGAATGTGTAAAAAAACAAGATTTTGAAAATGCGATCAAATTAAGAGATAAAATTAAGAGTTTAAAATAAATTGTTCCAATACAAGTTTTGAATCCACTCTTTTATAGAGTGGATTTTTTTTTACCTTTTATTATTTATTAAATAAAAAAATTATGTCAATTAAAAGAACTGAAATCAACGGAACAAAAATTCTATGTGAAATAGAATCAAGTAATTTAAAATCAACTGAATATGATACCGAATCAAAAAATTTAGTAGTTGAATTTAAAAATGGTATTAAATATGAATATGATGAGATACCTCATAATATTTTTGCACAATTAAGATTGAGTGAATCACAAGGTAAATTTTTTAATACCCATATTGCAAAATCCTATAAATACAAAAAAATAGATAAATAAATTTTTCCATATATTTATTTATATGGCACTAAGTGAAAAAATTATAAATAGTTTTTATCTTCAAGATGAACTAAACCCCGATTTTTGGTATTTAGAAAAAGGAAAATATAAATTAAAACCTGAAATAAAAAAAAGGTTATTAAAAATCGCTCAAATTTTTATTGATTATGTTGATGTTGATTTTTTTGTTCACGACATAGTTTTTTTAGGTTCTTTGGTTGGATACAACTGGAGTGAGTTTTCAGACATTGATTTACATGTAATAATGGATTACAAAGAAGCAGGAAAAGATAGAGAGTTGTATTCTACGTTATTTAGATTAAAAAAAACAGTATTTAACGCTGCACATGATATAACAATAAAAGGTTACGAAGTTGAGACTTTTATACAGGATTTAAATGAAGAGGACGCGAGTACCGGAAGCTATTCAATACTTAATGATGAATGGGTTAAATACCCAAAAAAAGAAGAAACTAAGATTGATCAAAAAAAATTAGAACAAAAAATCGAGCAGTGGATTAGTATTATTGATGATGTTTTAGAAAAGGCGGAAGATGAGGATATTGAAGACGCTGTTAAATTAGTAAAAAAATATAGAGAAAAACTTAGAAAATATAGAACTTGCGGACTACAAAAAGAAGGTGAGTTTTCATATGAGAATTTAGTATTTAAATATTTAAGAAGAAATGGTTATATTTCTAAATTAGAAGACTTTAAAAATAAATTTGTTGATAAAAAATTATCCTTAGAACAAGAAAATTTTGAATAAAATATAAAATACAAAATAAAGATATATTTATATATAGGCTTTTGCCTAATTTTTTAATAATAAAAATTATAACAATAATGAAATGGGAGATTTAAAACCACTAGGAAGTGAAAAATTACAAGGTATGAGTAAAATTAATCGTATCTTAGAAATTGCAAGATATAACGAAGCACCACAAAGAAATGATAACCCTTTAGAGACAACAAATTACACCATAAAACTTTCAGATGGAATGACTTACGGTATAGTTAAAGAAAAATTAGGGTATATTATTAAAAGCGGTTTAAACGAATCCACTATGGATTACTCAGACCCAATGAGACATAGAAAATATTATAGATCGTACTCGGAAGCGTTAAAAAGGCTTAATTTAATGGCTAAAGAAGTTAATAATATAACAGGACACAAGGAAGAAATCCCACTAATAGGTGAGGATGTAAAAAAAAAATATCTAACTGAAAAAAAATTCGTTTTAAAACAGAATAAAAAAGAAGATCCGGCAACACCAGCAACACCTACACCACCGACAACACCCCCTCCTCCTGCCACTCCAACAACACCTCCACCACCAGATATGGGGGGAGACGCAGGAATGGATACTGATACAGGAATGGGTGATGATACAGGAATGAGTACTGATACAGGAATGGGTGCTGATACAGGAATGGGTGCTGATACAGGAATGGGTGCTGATACAGGAATGGGTGCTGATACAGGAATGGGTGCTGATACAGGAATGGGCGAAACCCCACCACCTCCACCATCAGATATGGAAATGCCACAACCAAATATTGATGATGAAGATATTGATGAGAAAAAACCGTCAGGACCAACAGGACTTAAAACAATACAAAAACTTACTGGTAGGTTAAGTCAAAGATTAAGGACATTTGACGAAATGGAATCTGAAGACATAAAATATGTAATGAATTCTATTATTTCAGCATTAGATTTGGCAAAATTAGATGATGATGATAGAGACGATATATTAGACAAATTAGAATCTTTTGACGAATATGGAGAAGAAGGTGAAGGTGAATTAGATCTATCTAATGATGATTTATCTGTGACCGAACCAACATCAACAGAAGGTGATATGTCAGGAGGAATGGAACCACCAATGGGAGAAGAACCACCTGTAACAGAATCAAGAGTACAACAAGTTTTATCTCAATATTTTGAATTTAAACCAAGCGAAAGAAAAAAAATAGAAGAAAGTAAAAAAATTAATTTTTTAAAGAGTAAATTACAAAAAAATAACATTAAAAAAGAAATTCATTCATTAAGTGAAAGCATAATCCAAATGGAAACTGCTTTTGGACTTTTAGATGAGAATGCAAAATTTGTTGGTAAAACAAACAAAGAAAATTTAATTTTTACTAAAAACGGAAAACAATATAAAGTAACACCAAACGGCAGAGTTTTATGAATTTAGTTTATGTAAATGAATTAGGACCTAACTTTAGAGGAGATAATATATATGAGTTCATCTTTTCTGATGTTGATGATGTTTGGGGTGATGATTGGGATGCTGAACCAGCAAATGGAAGACCACAACCACCTAATATTGATTACGTAAAAAAAGTTGGTGTTTTAAAAAATTCTGAAATTGAGCTTATTTTAATTCAAAACTCAGATTTTTTTGGTGTTTACGATGCGGTTGATGGTGTGATTGCTTTAGGTTGGGAAAAAGGTGATAGTGATGAAATTTTAATAAATAAAAGAAAGAGACTTGTTTTTCAATACGGAGAAAGTGTTGAGAGTGTTGAGAATAAATTATACGAAAGAGATATCGTATTAAAATGGGAAAAAAATTTAGTAACTGATGAGACACATGAATTATAAAATCCAAACATTATTACAAGAGGGAGTTTCAATTTCTACGTTAGAAAATTTAACTTCGGATCAAATAAATGTTCTTTATGAAAGAGCAAAAAAATCTAAAAAAGAAACTAAAGAGGAAATAACAACTAATGACACAGGAAAGGCATTAGAAATGCTAAAATTAGAACCTAACGCAAAAATTAAATTAACTAAGGAGACTGAAGTAACTGAAAAGGCAGTTTCTAAAAAACAAAGAGGTTTGATGGGTGCCGCATACTCGGTGGAAAAGGGAGAAAAAGAACTTAAAAATATCCCAAAATCATATAGAAAAAAAGTAGAGGGTCTTACTAAAAGCATGAACAAAAAACAACTAAAGGATTTTGCGACAACTAAAGAAGATGAGTTACCTGAAAAAAAAGAAATGGTAAAAAATCTTGAAGAAAGTATAATGAAATTAATTGAAAATAATTTACCTCCAACAACAACAAAAAGTGAATTATTAAATTCAATTAAAAAGTTTAAAAGATAATGAATGTCGTTGTCAAGAGAACAGGCTTTATTGGAATATGCAAAATGCGTAAATGATACACCATACGCACTTAAAACATATTTACAAACATACGACAACACACAATCAAAATACGTACCGTTAGAATTATTTAATGATCAAGTTACTCTTGTTAAAGATTACGATGAATGTGATGAAAATATCGCATTAAAATATCGTCAGGCAGGTGTTTCTACTGTAACCTCAGCATGGGCATCAAAAAGATTAGTTTTTGCTCGTAAAGAAAAACCTGAAAAAATTCTAATTATTGCAAACAAAATGGATACTGCCGTTGAGATGGCAAATAAAGTTCGTGCGTTTGTTGAACAATGGCCAAAATGGATGGGTGTTGGGTTTTCTAATGAAAAAAATTCACAAAGACATTTTAAATTAACTAATGGTTGTGAGGTAAAGGCGGTTGCAACATCAAAAGATGCTTTACGTGGATATACCCCAACAATATTAATATTTGACGAGGCGGCGTATATTAATGCCGATGAGGACTTTTGGTCGGCATGTATGGCATCCCTTTCAACAGGAGGTAAAGTTATTGTAATTTCAACACCAAATGGATTTGACCCAATTTATTATTCTATTTACAGTCAGGCGATTAAAGGAATGAATGACTTCAGAATTACTGAAATGTATTGGTTTAGGGATCCAAGATACTCAAAAGATTTAAAACTAATTAAATGTGGTGATATTGTTCATTACATGTTAAATAGGGCCGACTATAAAGATAATGAAATAACTATTGATTATTCAGAGATTAAAGTTTCTGATAGGGATTTTAATGAAATAAAAGAAAAAATAGAAAATGGTGGTTATAAGGCTTATAGTTCTTGGTTTGAGGCTATGGCTAAAAAATTAAAGTTTGATAGAAGAAAAATATCACAAGAACTTGAATGTAACTTTTTAGGTTCGGGGGATAACGTAATCCCACCTGAAACTATGAAATCAATCAAAGATAACCAATTAAAAGACGCAAATAATAAATTAATGGGTGGTGCTTTATGGCAATGGAAAGAACCTGTTGCTGGACATCGATATATTATGGGTATGGACGTTTCTCGTGGTGATAGTGAAGATTTTACAACATTTACAATTATTGATTTTGACGAAAGAGAACAAGTATTAGAATACATCGGAAAGGTACCTCCTGATGTTGTTGCTGAAATCGCATATAAATGGGGAATAATGTATAATGCGTTTATTGTTACGGATATCACTGGAGGTATGGGTGTTGCAACATCAAGAAAACTTCAAGAACTTGGATATAAAAATTTATACGTCGACGGGATTAATCCTGGTGATAAGTGGAAATGGGACCCAAAAACACAAGATAAGATACCAGGAATTAATTTTAATTCAAAAAGAGTTCAAATTGTTGCTGCTTTTGAAGAAGCGTTAAGACACGATTTTGGTGTAAGGTCCCAAAGATTGTATAATGAATTAAACACATTTGTTTACATAAACGGAAAACCTGACCACCAAAAAGGACAACACGACGATTTAATTATGGCAATGGCCATGGCTTTATATGTTGCAGAAACTTCATTTTCTAAATTAGAAAAAGCAACAGAACAGGCTAAGGCGATGATAGAATCATGGGCAACAGACACAACACATTATAAGGATTCTTCAGTTAATTTTAATCCTGGAATCCCTGTAGATCCATTTTTTGATAGGTCTCAATTTAGTAATCAACCATCAAAAACAGATTATGAAAAGTATTTATGGTTATTCGGGCCTAAAAGAGTTTAATTTAAAAAAATAGGTCTTACATTTTTAATAAAAAAAATATGGCAGAAAATAAATTAACAGTTTGGCAAAGATTAGGTAGAGTTTTCGGACCTGATTCTTCTATGGATCAACAACCACCTATTATAAAATTTGACAAAAAAGAACTTTTAAAAACTAAAAGTAAACAGGAGTTTGATACCGAAAAATTACAAGCTCAACAAACATTATACATTGGACAACAATGGCAAAAAGTAGAAAGTAATTTATATCAACAAGCGGTATATTACGAACCAACAAGGATGGCTTCGTATTATGATTATGAATCAATGGAATATACTCCTGAAATATCTGCTGCTTTAGATGTTTATGCCGAGGAATCAACAACCCCTGACCACGACGGTTATATTTTAAGAGTTTATTCAGAATCAAAAAGAATAAAACAAGTATTAACAGATTTATTTATAAATAAATTAGATATAAATACAAACTTACCAATGTGGACAAGAAACACTTGTAAGTTTGGGG